GCGCTCACCGACTCGCTCGGCAACGCGGTCGTGTTCACCGCGATCAAGGCGATCGTGATCAAGTCGACGTCGACGAACGCGGGCAACCTGACGGTGGGCGGCGCGGCGTCGAACGCGTTTGTCGGGCCATTCGCGGACGCCGCCGACAAGATATTGGTCAAGCCGGGCGGCTTCTTGGCGATGGCGCACCCCGGTACGGGCTGGGCGGTGACGGCGGGTACGGGCGACCTGCTGCGCATCGCCAACGGCGGCGCGTCGGACGCGACCTACGACATTCTCCTGCTCGGCGTCTGAGGACGACGCCGTGTGGGTGCGGATCACGCGCGTGTTCGAGTGGTCGCCGGTGCGGTGGGGCGGGCGACTGGTGCGGACGTTCCGTCCGGGCCAGCTCGTCAACCTGCCGCGCGCCGCCGCCGCACGCGCGCTCGCTGCGGGCGCGGCTGAACACGCGACACCGCACCGCGAAGCTGAAGGAGGCGCCGGTGGCGAAGACGCGGTTCAAGGGGCGGGATAGACTCAAGCGCAAGCTGCAGGCGCTGCCGGACATCGTCGTGCTCGCCGTGCGCCAGGGCCTCGCCGAGGCCGCACGCGAAGTGACGGAGATGATGAAGCGCCTTGTGGCTGTCGCCGACGGCGACCTGCGCGACTCGATCCAGTGGCGCTACGGCGACGTCGAGCGCGAAAAGTACGCACAAGGCTCGCGGGCGACAGGCCGTCTCGCGGTGCGCGTGACAGCGGGCAACAGCCGCGTGCGGTACGCGCACCTCGTGGAGTTCGGAGCCGCCGCGCACACGGCGGGCGGGATCTTCGCCGGCGCACGCCACCCCGGCGCGCCGGCGCAGCCGTTCTTCTACCCGTCCTACCGTGCGTCGAAGAGGAAGGCGGTGTCGCGGATCCGCCGGTCGATGAAACTCGCGGCCAAGCGCGCGGCCAGTTCGTGAGGAGGGTGTCGTGAGCGATCCGTCTCTGGTTCTGCAGGCCGCGGTCGTGGCGGCGCTGAAGGGCTCCGCCGCCGTGCAGGCCGTCGTGGGCGCGCGGGTGTACGACCACCCGCCGCAAAGCCCTGCGTTCCCGTACGTGAGCGTGGGCGACGACCAGGTGGTCGACGACTCCACCGCGTGCGAGGACGCCTTCGAGTGCTTCTCGACCGTGCACCTGTGGTCGCGCGCGAAGGGGAAGCCCGAATTGAAACGCCTGGGCGCCGCGGTGCGCGCGGCGCTCGACGTCGACCTCACACTTACCGGCTTTCGCTTGGTGACGCACGAACACCGCGACACGCGCTACTTCCGCGACGCCGACGGCGTCACCGAACACGGCGTGGCGAGCTTTCGCTACCTCGTAGACCCCGCCTGATCGGGCTGAACCGCACGACGCACTGACCACACACACCCTTTCACGACTTTTTTGGGGACGCCGGCGCGCGGGCCGGCGACCGCACACGCACCGCGCTGACAGCCTCCGGTTCATGCCGGTGGCTTTTTTCATGGAGTGACACTCGATGGCGCAGGCCAAGACGCTGGCGGGCTCGTCCCTGCTCATCCTCGTGGAGATGGTCGCGAGCTCGGGCACGTTCGCGCACCCGTGCCTGATCAACGCACAGCGCGGAATCGATTTCAGCGCGGAGACGGCCGACACCAACGTGCCGGACTGCGACGACCCCGAGGCGATCGCCTGGATAGAGCGAGAAAAGCGGTCGCTGTCCTCGCAGATCTCGGGCGAAGGCGTGCTCAACACGCCGGACGCCGAGCCCTACTTCAACTGGCTCAAGGACGACGATCCGCGCAACGTGCGCGTGATCTCGAACGGGATCACGGGCGCCAACGGCGGCGGCTACTTCGTGGGCGCCTACCACCTCACGGCGTTCAGCGTCTCCGGCAATCGGGGAGAGAAGGCGCAGGCGTCGGTGACGATGCAATCGACAGGTCAAGTCACCTGGGTCGACAACGCGTGACGGCGGACTCGTCTAAAAAAGCCGGCGGCGAGGTCGCGGCGTTCAACGCCTACGAGGCGCCCTTCGGCGACGGCGTCTACCGCTTCCGCTTGGACATCGATGCGCTGCGCGAGCTGCAGGACAAGACGGACGCGGGTCCGGCCTTCCTGTTGCACCGGATCGTCACGGCGCAGTGGCGCGTCGACGACCTGCGCGAGACGATCCGTCTCGGGCTGATCGGCGGCGGCGTCGAGCCGATCCGGGCGCTCGCGCTGGTGCAGCGCTACTTCGACAATCGCGGCGGCTACGGCCAGCACCAGACGCTGGCGGCCCTCGTGCTGCAGGCGGCGATATTCGAGCCGGAGGAATTGACGATGCCGGGAAAAAAGAGGCCGAGCCGGAGAGGGACCCGCGCGGGCGCCTCCGGTTCGGCCAGCTCATCGGAACCGCCGCCGCAATAGGCTTCACGCCGAGCGAGGTCGGAAAAATGTCGCTGTGGGAGTTCTCATCGGCGGTGGCCGGCTACGCGCGCGCGCAGGGCGAGGGCGACCAGCCTGAAGCGCCGAGCGCTGCAGAGCTCGACGCCGCCGTCCTCGACTACCACATCAACAACACGGTGCACTGACATGGCGACAGACGTCGAACGCCTGCAGCTGACGATGAGCGCTGACATTCGCGCGCTCGAGAGAGCGATGACGAAGGCGCTGGCCGCGTCCGACAAGGCGGGCGACGGAATCGAGCGGCGGTTCGACAGGCTCGACAAGAATCTGCAGGGCAAGTTCGGCAAGCTCGGCGACGCGTTGAAGACTGCGCTTGCGGGTGTGGCCGTGGGCGCGATCGTGAAGGATTTGACGAAGCTCGCCGACACTTACACCTCGATCACCAACCAGCTGCGCGCGGCGCGCGACGTGCTCGGCGACGTTGACGCGGCGCAGAAGCGCCTCGTCAACGTCGCGGTGGACAGCAACACCGACCTCGAAGCCGCCGCCGCCATTCTCGGCGCCGCCGCGCGTGCGGCGCGCGATCTCGGCAGGTCCGGCGACGACGTGTTCGCCTTCACGGAAGCGGTCGGCAAGGGCGCCGGCATAGCCAACACGGGCGCGTCCGCCGTGCGCGGCGCGCTACAGCAGCTCGGCCAGACGATCGCCTCGCCGATTGCGCAGCTCGGCGAGTTCAACTCGCTCGTCGAGGGCACGCCGCGTCTGGCGCAGGCCTTCGCGGACGGAATCCCGGCCGCCGAAGGCTCGGTGTCGAAGCTGCGAAAACTGATCGGCTCGGGCCAGGTGTCAGGGTCGCAGCTATTCGAGGGGCTGCTGACTCAGCTACCGGTGTTGCGCCGCGAGTTCGCCGCCGCCGACGTCACCGTGGGCGAGGCCTTCGTCAATCTCAAGACGCGGATCACCGAGTACGTCGGCGAGGCCAACCAGGCCACGGGCGTCACGCGGACGCTGGTGCCGCTGATCAACTACCTCGCCAACAGCGTCGACGACTTCGCGAACGTCGCGGTGGTCGCGCTGGTGGCGATCGCCGGCGCGCTGACGGGCATCGGCACCGGCGCAACTTTGGCGGCGATCGGCAACGCCGCGCGCGGGATCACCGGCGCAAAAGTGGCGATGGCGGCGACGGGCGTATCGGCGATCCAGCTGGCGGGCGCGAACGGGACACTGACGCTGTCGCAGCGCGAGGTGATCAATTCGTCACGAAATGCGACGGCGGCGACGACGCTCTTCGCCACGGCGAGCCGGCTCGGCGCCGGTGCGGTCGGCGTGTTGCGGCTGGCGCTCTCGGTGTTGGGCGGACCGATCGGCCTGCTCGGCGCGGGTGTGGCGCTGCTCGCGTTTGAGCTCGCGAAGTCGAACGACGAAATGCGCCGCAAGGAGCGCATCACCAAGGAGATCGCGCCGCAGATCGACAAGATTCGCGAACTCACGCAGCAGCTGGCGACCGCTGAAGGCGAGCACGCCAAGGCGCTCGAGAAGTCGCGCAAGGAAGAAGTCAAGGCGCTGATCACGCGCGCGCGGATGGCGCAGGCCAATCTCGTCCTCGCGGAATCGACGCTGAAGCTCCGCGAGGCGGAGCTGTTTAAGAACCGCTCGTTCACAGAGCTCGCGCAACTCGGCGAGGAAACGCAGTTCGGCATCATTGCCGGCCTTGCGATGGAAGAGGGACGGATCGAGGCGCAGCGCAAGGACATCGTCGAGCTGCGCGCGCAGATCAACGGGATGCTGCTCGAGATGCAGGCGGCCAACCAGGCGGCGGCAATGTCGCGCGAGGGGCCGCGCACCCGCGACCGCCCCGCGACGGCGGACGCGGCCGACAAGCTCGCCGAAGAGGCGCGGCGCCGCGAAGAGGCGCTCGACGCTGCGGCGGACGCGTTGCGCGAGGCCGTCGACGAGCTCATGGAGGCGTTCGACCAGGCCGAACAGGTGCAGCGTGCGCTGCGCGACGACGCGGAGAGCTTTCTCGACCGCCTGCCCGACTCCACGCGCGCGGCGTACCGAGAACTTTACGCC